CCTGTCAGCCAGTTTCTCCAAGTTGTCTTCCATGATTTTACCAAGGTTCATGTCCACTTCTTTAGCAAGCATGGCGCAATACCACATAACATCTCCAATCTCGTGACCAATAGCATTTAGTTTCGCGTGATGCTCTTCTCTATCTGCACCGTCACGTATTAGTTTCTTTGCTTTGTTAGCAATCTCACCAGCTTCCCCGGATAGTCCCAATGATAGATATTCTAGTGCTTTATCACTTGGGAATATTGCCGTTTCTGCAGCCCTTGTTTGGTACTCCGTTGCTGTAATATCACTCATGTATCTCTCCTTCATCCATTGTCTAGCTTCTTCCTTTAGATTCATTCCATTGCACCTCTTCTAGCTGCTCATAGTAAGCATCGTTCCAACCACGCTGCCACTCTCTGTACTGCATGGTGTTAGGGTCAATGTTAGGACGGTTCTCTTCAAAGAGTATTCGCTTGCCCTTCTTGACAAGCCTACCACCACGCTTAAACGCATCGTAGCCCCACTGGTATTGAATACGCAGTGGAGCATCGTATTTACTCAGGCCATTACGCCGCATCTTTAGTCTCCTTAAATGCTTTGATTACATCAGATGAGAATAGCTTCTGCAGATTCAACAGATACATACGTGCTGCATTGTTGTCTCCACCAGAAACACTACGCTTGCTATCTAGGTTATTAATGATACGCTTGAGGCTGTTCGTGTCAAAGACAATCGTAGCGAATGTCTCATCACCAATACACAGGTTGTGAAACCAGTAGTCTGATTCAGTAGCATTAATTCCGCTAGGCTTGCCATAACATTCGTATTCAATTGCAATGTTGCCTGTCTTCTGCCACACGTCACGTTCACTCTTTACCTCAATCTTCTTGTCTTGCAGCATGTCTGCAACCATTTGTTCACGTACCTTTCCATACTCTAGGTCAATGTCAAACTTCTTACGGTCTTCAGTCTTTGGCTCTAAATTTTGCATGTCCATTCTCCTTAATCCAAATAGCTTTCTTGTGGTGTTCTTGTTCTAAAAAAATTACCATGTTCAGGGTGTTCTTTCAAGAACTTTCTAGCGTAGTGAGAAATCCAACCGTCACTAATCTTAAACTCAGAATCGTCTTCCCTTATAGCTGTTTCCCATCTCATTCGATGAAATATAGCTTTAGCTGAATAGTACTCCTTTACTGAGGCCATTTCTTTTGCAAACCTACAAAACATTTCGTAGATTTCTGGATTATCTTCGTGGTGTTTTTCAAAGTTTTCTTTAGTCCACTTTCCGTTCAGCATCAGCATTCTCCTTCTCTTTTTGTTTCAACCATTCTTCTCTGCAAGGGTGATGAGCAGGTGGGTTATGTTGTACCCACCCGTCACCTTTTTTCCATACTACACTCATGCTGCAGCAATGTCAACTATTTCACAGACACCTGCTGTACATGCTAACTCACGCCCACCTGATGTAGTATCTTCTTTCTCAAATTCCTGAAGTAAAGACCAGTCTACATTCTTTGGCATCTTAGCTGCCCACTCTTTGTATGTGTCAGCATCAATGTCCTGATATGGTGCTTGCTGATATGTATGCTCACTGAATGGCAGGAAGCTGATACCGGATACCTCATCAAAGTGTTCGTATACCCACGCACCCACAGCCATCCATTCATTCTCTTTAACGGAGATAGTGACTGACGGTTTGTGTTCGCACCAGTGACGCTGGTATAGTAGCCACAGTTCAAGCTGCTCAATGGCTGTCATACCTGTGCGTGTCACTGCGTTCTTGGGTGACTTCATAGGGAATGAGAAGACGGTAGTACTGTCGGGCTTCATTACGTCTGGCTCACTAGGTATGCCCTGTGAAATCAAGAACTGTGTCAATGGGTCTTTATTGTCCCCACGGACAGTGCGAATATAATATGGGTTGTGTCTGGCGTGGATGCCAGATGCACTATCCACAAGCTGTGATACTGTACCACTAGGCTTGACACAAGTGATAGCAGCAGACTGCTCAATGCCAAGTTCCCATGCCATAGCTTTGTTTGCATCAATAGCTGTAACACGTAGCATCTCAAGAGTGTCAGCTACCTGCTTACCTTTGTGCAATGCAGGACAGTCCATGATGCCTGTCAATGACACACCAAGCAAGCGTTCCTGCTCTGTGTTGGCTTTCCATATATTACGCAGATACTTAAAGTTAGTCAGCGTGGCTTGGAATGTACCCAAGATAGTGGCAAGGCGTACCTTCTCTTTCAAGGATGCCAGCGTATCTGTTTCACGTGCAACAACCTCTGATAGATTACAAAACTGGTATGGACGCAGGATAATCTCAGAGCAAGGGTTGCAGCCAAAGTCTTGGTCAGCATCACGTCTGCCATTCTTTGCTGCCTGTACCTTCGCTGACTGGCGATTAAAGATACCACGCTCACCTGACTTACTGTCGTATAGAGACAACCACTCACGCATGAATGTACCCATTTCAGGTTTATTCTTGTACGCTACAGAGTTATTAGCCAGCGCACGTTGACCTTCATTCTCCCACCACTGACCTGACTTGGCATGTGCCATCTGGTCATCATTAAGATTAGATAATGAAATCAATGCACTACGGCGTACACCACCTACGACTACCACTTCACCAATCTTACACATGATGTCGTGACATTCGATTGGGTAAAGCCTACGACCTGCTGCACCCTTAAACTTCTGTACAACAAACTCAAACAGTTCGACCAATGGCTGTGGACCTGATGCTCTACCGCCAAATGTCTTTAGCCTTGCACCTGCAGGGCGTACCTCTGATACATCCCACTTAGGAATCTGCCCACTGTACAACATAGCAATCAGTTCTTTCAGTGACTTAGCCCAACCGGGGCGACTGTCACCTACCTTGATTACTGTGTCTGTCTCGTGAAACTCTTCATTCACAATGGGTAGCTTCTCAATGCAATGACGCTCGACACTAAAGCCAACGCCTGTACCACACATAAGAATGTACATAGTCTCATCGAAGGCACGTGGGCTATCGACAGGTACATAAGAACAGTTGTACCCACCAACATGGCATCTGTCCAGTGCGGGGCCACTGGTCATCAATGCTCTCATGCTAGGCATGATAGCCTGACTGAGTACGGCTTCTTCCAACTCTGCACGTAGTGTGTCAGGCAGAGTGTAGTTGTGCTTCTGTTTCAGATGCCCTGACATATAGTCAAAGTATCGGGTGACTGTCTCACCCCATGTCTCTCTACGTTGCTCATCTTCTTTCCATCTTGCATAGCGTGATAGTGCTATAAAGTTCTGGTAGTCTGTGGGAAGTGTATTACTAATCATCTCTTTACTCCGTAATCGTTCTAATGTTTCTAATGTCGGCACCCTCAATGTCATAAAAGTATTCCTGAATACCGTCCTCTAATTCCTCGCCCACCTGTCCATCGGCAGGCACTGGATACTCCTCTTCATCAATGTCAATGGTTATGAACATCTTAACTCTCATCCGCCATAACCTCTTCTATTAATCTGTCCAAGTACCACTTGGCCTTTTGCAAATCCTCTAGCGGCTTGTCCTTGTAATCAAATCGCCAAAGGTACTTCATAACATTACCCTGCAGGTAATACTTAAATCCTTTATCAGTAGCGGCAGAGATAGCTTGTATGCACTCAATGCCTGTCTGATTATAGTGTGGTGGACTGTTGACCATATCAACAACATTATCACTTTGTTTATTTGCTTGTGCCATACGTAACTCCTCTTGTATCATCATTGCTTTCATATATTCTTCATGTCTACTCATGCCGAACCCTTTGTACTTGTATTAAAGTGCAAGTGTACTACGTTACCATCGTAGGTCTTTTCTACACCTGCTTCTTCCTCTAGTTCTACATCAATATCCATCTCGTTGTCAATAACTTTCGTTACGTACTCATGCACAATATTGCGTAACTCTTCCACCTCTTCCATGACAGGCACTGCAGCACACATCATCTTAGCAAAATGCATGACCTGATAGTAGTCATCGTCATCCATAGGATTGTGTGGCATTGCCATGATTGATATATCAACCTCGCCAGACCACTTACCATCATCATCAGCGAATGGTCTGACACGTATGAGGAAA